CAGGAAATGAAACAACGTATCATTGACCATGCAATTGGAATGGGAATGTCTCCTACTGCTGATCTCAGCACTCTTTTAGAAAATATGAAGATTCTTTTAGAAGACACTAAAAAGCAGGTTGACAAGAGTTAACTTACACGATAGAATACTATCAATCCAATTAGATCCAATTAATACGGAGAATACAAATGTCTTTTTCAGATCTTAAAAAGCAATCTAAACTTGGTTCGCTTACTGCTAAACTGGTTAAAGAGGTCGAAAAAATCAGTGCTGGTGAATCAGTTGTAGATGAAAGGTTTTGGAAACCTGAGGTAGATAAGGTTGGTAACGGTTTTGCTGTGATCCGTTTTCTTCCTGCTCCTGATGGTGAAGAACTTCCTTGGTCTAAAGTATGGAGTCACGCATTCCAAGGTCCTGGCGGTTGGTATATTGAAAATAGTCTGACTACTCTTAATCAAAAAGATCCCGTTTCGGATTACAATCGGGAACTTTGGAATAGTGGTAACGATAAAGATAAAGAAACTGTGCGTAAGCAAAAGCGCAAACTGTCTTACTATAGTAACATTTATGTTGTAAAGGATCCCGCTAATCCTCAAAATGAAGGTCGTGTCTTTCTCTATAAGTTTGGCAAAAAAATCTTTGATAAGATTATGGGTGCAATGCAACCCGAATTTGATGATGAAGAAGCAATCAATCCTTTTGACTTTTGGCAAGGTGCTAACTTCAAACTGAAGATTGTGAAAAAAGATGGTTACTGGAACTATGACAAGTCAGAGTTTGATCGTCCTTCTCCTCTTTTAGATGATGATGACGCAATGGAAGCACTTTGGAAGAAGCAATACTCTCTTACGCAATTCCTTGGTGCTGATCAGTTTAAGTCCTATGATGAACTTGAAGCACGTCTAAACTCTGTTCTAAAGAGCAAGCCTCAGTCTCGTCGTATTGATGAGGAAGTTGATGATGAAGATAATGATCGTGGCAGTTATACTCCAGATTTTTCTTCTCGTCGTTCTGAACCAGAACTTCCTATCGTAAACTCTTCTTCAAACGATGAAGATGAAGACGATGCTTTGAGTTATTTTCAGAGACTTGCTGAGGAATGATTAAAGACTGGTGATATTAATATTATCAGTTTTCTTTAAGTTTTCTGAAATATAATCAGAAGACTGCTTATAAGTAGAGATATCTTCAAGATCATCAATTGCATTTTGAAGATATCTCTCTCTTAAAATAAAAATATTTCTTTTATTGTCATTAATTTCATCTTCATAATCCGCAAAAGATATAGGCACTGCAATTTCTGAACCTGCTTTAGGAACAGTAACACCTAAGTTTTCGTCGTAATACTCCAGAGCAGCAGATCCTGCAATTGCAAGCCTATCATAAAAAGTTTTATCGACAATTAATCCCGCATTTTGGACAATTTGATCAGAAGAATTTCTAACTTCTAAAGTTTTATAATACTTAACTTGATAGAATTCCTCTTCTGATCCATATTTTTGAATAAGATAATTGTAGAATGCCTGTTGACTGAGTGGCCATTCATTATAGACATCAAGAATATTATTTATTGTTAAAATAACCCAATCGTAAAGTGGAGATCCATAAAACTTTTCGGATACTTGATCTGGTCTTTCATCGCCAATAATTGAATATTTTGTGAAAAATGATGCATTTTGAAAAATATCTGCACGAATTTTACCTCTACGAAAGAAATTCTTTGCAGTAGTTTTATCTAAACTTGAGTTACTATCTACAAGTTTAGAATGATATTCTAAGTTTGGAAGTGTTTTGAAATACATTTTAGTAACCTACGATAGTATCTTGAGAAAGTGGATTTCCATCAGAATTTTGACCTCCCACTTCTTTATCTAACTCATCATAATCATCATCAAAGATTGGGGAGATTTCTGCAAAAGTTAACGTCATATCATAAGCAACCATAGAACCGTCACCATAAGTCATATATGAACCATCTGGCATATAATTAACTGATATGTTCTGCAGAGCACATACTTTTAATACTGGTAGATATGGATGTGGATATTTTCCTTGTTGACCAGTAACTTCACCAGTTTCGCTTACGATTGGTTTTGAGTAATAAAATTTTACTTTAAACACATTTGGTGAAGAAAGAAATATTCCTCTAATTCCTCTTTTAACTGATCCACCTTGTTTCAAAGTTCTAACAATTTTTTTAATTGAATTTGCTTCTTTTTGATTTCTTGGTGTCATCTTAAAAGAAAATGTGAAACTTCTTAGAGAAGGACCTTTAAAAAGAAGTTCTGTATTTGGATTAACAATTGCACCTGTTGTGCGAGTTAAAGTGTCAACGCCGAGAATTGATTTGATAATTTCATTATTTAAAATTGTTTTAGCAGCATCTGCATTATTTCTAAGTGTATTTGCTGCTCTACCTGCTTCTGCACCAACACCTTTTAAAAAATTTCCACTATTTAAAATGCCCCCAATTGCTGTGGCACCGTAAGCTTGAAGTGGGTTTAATCCTTCATTTGTCCAGTCCACTGGATTTGCATCAATCAAATTTGCTGGTATGGGTAAAGTGATTGAGGTTAGCACTGCTTCATTTTGAGAACGTTCATCAATTCTCGGTAACCCTAATTCACTATTTTGAAGCATTCCGGAATCCGCATCACTTGCAATAAAACCTAAACCAAGATTTCTTGAAGGCACATATCTTATCATTTCAAGAACTGTGTAATCATTTCCATCATAAGTTTCTGGATATTTTAAATTTTTCTCATAGTTTGTTCTAGCTTTTTCTCCTTTACTGATTGCGTCTAAAAACTGTTTATTTTGTTCTGAACTTACTTGGGGAATACTACTTCCACCAGAACTGGAACCTACTGGTGGATTAGTTCCAGATCCATCTACATCTCCACCTCTACTTCTATCAGCTGGTGCTGCGCTTAGATTGACAGTTTTTCCATAAACATCAATTGCATCTGCCAATCCACCTTTAAAATCTTTTGACGCAGTTGTTAGAACTGAATCATCTAATCGTCGATTGAAAGGTGTTCCGGGATTTAATTGTTTAAGTAATGATTTTCTTTGTGCGGAATTTAATTCAGAACTAGTTGTTAGTTGTGAAGTCCATCCCCTGTCACCCCTATTTTTTGAGGCTACTATTTCTCGATCACCATTACCTTTTACCAAATATAAATCAACTGAACCAGTTTGGTGATTCATCACTTGCACAAAATTACGATTTATTGTTTGGTTTACAGTTCCACCTCCTCTTGTTGGAGTACTTCCTTCATATACCCAACTAAAATTAATTAGAGGGGTTTCTCTTGCTGTTGGTGCAGATTGTATAATTCTGGGAGTGCCGCGGCCCATTTATTTTTTGTTTTTAAGTATTTATTCTGAACTTTTGATAGTTTAGTGCTATCAGAGTATTTAGTTCTTCCTTATTAACTTTATGCAAATTACCAACTAACTCCGGCCAAGTATAATTGCGAGGTGATTTCCAGTGAAAGTTGTATCCTCTAAATCCCCAACGAAATATATCTGATACTACAACTAATGGATTTTGGTCATATTCAATTTCTGGAGTTTTTGGTGAATAAACAAATGTATATAATCTTCCAACATCGGGAATAATGTCTACTTCAGTAAGTATTTCCAAAATTGCAATCATACGATCATCTGCATCTGAATATGTTTTAATTCTTGAAGCATCTTTGGGAGTTATTCTATTCATATTCCAAGTTCATTTTCGGTGATGATTTTAAATTCCATCATACGATCCTTACAATATTCTCGTGCTGCTTCCCACTTGGCTTGATTTTTTGCATACTCCTTAACCTCAGCAATATACTTTTGCGTTTTTCTTTTTTGAACTTTTGGTTGATTAACCTGTCGCATTGGTTTGACTTCAATCACATACTTTTTGATTGACCCATTACTTTCCTTTACTTTTACATAAAAATCGGGGAAGTATCTATGCACACGGTTATCAAGTGGTGAACGATATGGGATCCAGAATTCTTCATTTGCCCACTCAAGAATGTTTTCGTTTGTATCGCACCATCTCATAAATCTAAGTTCCCAAAGAGATCTATAGATGATGTTGGTCGGATCACCTTTATACTTCTTGTAATTACTTGGACGAAATTTTCCTTTATAACTCATCTACATAATATATAATTCCTAAAAAATATTTATTTCCAATGGCAGGAAATATTCCTCTAAAGCAATATAAAACCTCTGAAATTATCAATAGATTTGCAAATCTTGCTCAAACCTCTCAGTATTATGTTTTAATTTCTCCGGATTCTAAAAGAGCAATTGGTGCTCTCTCTGGTGAAACCCCGGAGAGATCTTTTAATTTTGATAGACTATTTGCTGGTGAAGATCTTGGGATGTTTTGTAATGAAGCATCTCTTCCAGGAAATTCTTTTGCAACAACTGAAATGAACACGGATTTTCCTGGAGTTTCTCAGAAGTTTCCTTATAGAAAAATATATAACGATCTTCAACTTACTTTTTATGTAGATTCCAGTTATAAAGTGATTAAATTTTTTGAGAGTTGGATGAGTTATATTGCGAGTCCTTTTGGATATGGTCAACCACTTTATGAACAAAGTGGACAAAAAGCATCTTTTAGATTTAATTATCCAGATTTTTACAAATGTAATATTTTTGTAGCAAAATTTAATAAAGATAATCAATTAAAAAATAATATTGCATATCGTTTTGTAAATGCTTTTCCAATTGACATTACATCAATGCCAGTTTCATACGATAGTTCTGATATATTGAAATGTTCTGTTTCTTTTTCTTATGATAGATATATTTTTGATCGTGAAGGAAAACTTATAACAATACCTAAGACTCTTTTGAATGAAAATGAGCAAAAATCATCTTCGGGGCAAGATATAGATATTTTAAAATTGCAGTCATTCTCAGTATCGCCAAATGAAGCAGATTTGGAAAAAAATTACTTTAATTCCATCTATGGTGAGTCATAAATAATTACACTGAAATTTTATAGGTCATTATGCCTTTACCAAAAATTGCCACTCCAACATATCATCTTGTATTGCCGTCTACAAAACAGGAAATTAAATATAGACCATTTCTAGTTAAAGAAGAAAAAGTTTTAGTTCTTGCATTAGAAAGTCAAGATAATAAGCAAATCTCTACAGCAATTAAAACAGTTTTAAATAACTGCATCATCTCAAAGGGAATTAAGATTGAGCAGTTACCAACCTTCGATATTGAATACTTATTCCTTAACATTCGTGGGAAATCTGTTGGGGAAGAAGTCGAAGTAACTATTATTTGTCCGGATGACGAAGAAACAACTGTTCCTGTAAAAATTGCACTTGACGAAATTCAAGTTCAAGAGAATGAAGAGCATAACAAAGATATTAAACTCGATGCTCATTTAACTATGAGACTAAAGTATCCATCTTTGGAAGAATTTATCAAGAACAATTTTGACTTTAATGGAAGTAATGCAAATATTGATCAGTCATTTGATTTGATTGCATCTTGTATTGATGTTATTTTTAATGAGGAAGAAACTTGGACTTCTGAAGATGTAACTAAAAAAGAAATGGTTGAGTTTCTTGAGCAATTGAATTCGAATCAATTTAAACAAATTGAGAAGTTTTTCGAAACGATGCCAAAGTTAAGTTACAAGATTGAAGTCACTAATCCAAAAACTAAAGTTAAGAGTACTGTCGTTTTGGAGGGTTTAGCATCTTTTTTCGGGTGAGCATGAATCACATAGACTTGGAGTCATATTATAAAATTAATTTTGCCTTAATGCAGTATCATAAATATTCTTTGACAGAAATTGAAAATTGGATTCCTTGGGAACGAGAAGTTTATGTTGGTTTATTGAAGCAACACTTAGAAGAAGAAAAACTCAAACAACAACAAAATGGCGGTTGAACAAGTAAGTGTAGATATACTTAGAATACTTGGACTTGAAGCAACCGATGAAGTTGATATGAAGTCTTACAAAGGATTTCTGCGTGAAAAATTGGTTGAAATAAGTATGGGAAAGAAAGGTTTATCTCGTGAAGATGAGATGGCAATCCGTGAAGAATTTCAAAGAGTTAAAGGATCAACTGCAACCAAGGTTAAAAAAACAACTATCAATCCTCAAGCAGTTTTTAATAGGCAATTAGATGCTGGTGGAGGATTAGTAAAGTATAAACCACCAGCACCAGGATCTCTTGCGAGAAGAGTTCTACCGCAACAAAAAGTTGAAGAAAGTGATATCTTAGATAGAATTCATTTAATTGTAATATCAATTAAAAATGCTTTAGTCAAAGAGGAAAATCTTAGAAAAAAGGCAGAAAAAAATAGAAGAGTAAAAAAAGATAAAGAAGACAAAGCAGCAAAAGAATCTTCTTTAGAAAAATCAGCAAAGGGAATCGTTGGTGCTTTAGAAAAAACTTTTAAACCAGTTGTTGATATTTTTAAAAAAATTCGGGATGCTTTAATTCTTTTATTTTTAGGATGGACTGCGAATAGATTACTTGATTGGATACAGGATCCAAAAAATCTTAAAACTTTCAATGCAATCGTAGATTTTCTTTCCAGAAATGCTGGAAAACTATTGTTATTATTTGTTCTTCTCAACAATCCACTTGTTAAAGTTGTGAGATGGTTGGGAAGAAGTATGATCTCATTCCTTGTGAGAATGATTGCTGATCTTACAAAAGGAAAAGGTCTTCTTTCTGGTCTTCGTAAAGGTAGAGGTGGTGGAGGATTTTTAGGTGCAGCCGCTAGAGTTGTCACAAATCCTTATGTTGCAGTTCCACTTGCTTTTACAGGAGCTGCCGTTGCTGCAAATGAAGTTACTGGACAGAGACAAGCAGCAGGAGTTCAGGCAGAAAATAAAGCACGAGCACAAGCAGGGCAAGGATTAGGCGTTCAGGGTGTTGGTGGAGTTGGTGATTTGGGCCCAACGACACCTTATGGAATGTTTCAGGGAACTGAAATGATGAGGGAACAAAAGATTAATACTGGTGGGTTAGTAAAAAGACCATCTGGAATGATGGGAGAGCAAAACTTTGATGATGGTGGGGTAGTTGAGGGTCCATCAGGAATTGATAAAGTTCCTGCTAACTTGACAGAAGGTGAAGTTGTTTTTTCTAAACCAGCCGTTAAAACTTTTGGTGAGGACTTCTTGCTTGCAATGAATAAGTTGGGTGGAGGAACAAACCAACCAACATATTCTGGTGGAAGAATGTATGCTGCTGGTGGTGGCATAGCTATTATCTCAAGAAGAGGAATGAGAAAAAGTCCAACAACAGGACAAATGAAAATGCACCATGGCGTAGATATTTCGGCCTCAAAAGGGACACCATTGTATGCATTTTCTGATGGAAGAATTAAAGAAATTAGAAGAGTTGGACAAGGAGATGCTGGATATGGAAATAGCATTTACTGGATTGATAATAAGGGGTATGGGCATTTATACGCTCACTTAGACAAGTTTGTTGAAGGATTATCAGCAGGAATGGAAATAAAAAAGGGTAAGATGATGGGAACAGTTGGTAGTACTGGCAGTTCCACTGGATCGCATTTGCATTGGGAAATGGGGAAAAATCCTAATGATGTAGGTAGAGATGGCCCATCACTAATTGATCCTTTGACCAAGTATGGACATATGACACCATTTTCTGGAAAACCATCTCCAGCAGATCGTTTAGAGGATCCTCTATCTCCATTGAATCAGACAGATCAGCAAATTGCCAATCAACAATCTCAACCACCATTAACCTTTGCTAACGAAAGTGATAGACGATTATACACTGCATACTTAAATTATATCACTCAACCAATGGGAAGAGGATTAGATATTCGTCCAACAATTGATCAGGTTGTCGGTGTTCCTGGATCTGCCGGACCAAATCAATCTCCAAGTAGTATAGTTCCTTCAGGTTCTGCCACACCTGGAAATCCTCAAGCAACTGTGGCAGCTGCTAACAGACAGATTGCTTCTCCCACCCGATAAAATATGGCAATTTCTCCTCAAAAGTTATTACCACAATCTGGGGCAACTGGCATCAGACTTTCATCATCAATTGTTAAAACTTCTAATTTAAGTAATATTAGATCAAGAACATCAAATATTGAGAATGAAACTTCAACGCCTGAGGGAAAATTAGTTCCAATTTATGAAAGTTTAGTTAATATCAATGATATTTTTAATAAAAGAAGTAAAGATAATAAAGAACAAGTAACACAAAAGAAACAAGATGAAGATAAAAAAGAAAAAAAACAAGAAGAGGATAAATTAGAACTTAAAAATAAAAAGCAAAAGATAGACCTCCCAAAAGTTCAAAATCCATTTGCAAGTTTCTTTGACCGTCTTAAAAATGCATTGGTTCTTTTGTTTGTTGGGTGGTTAGTTAATAGGTTTTTTGATTATATACCAAAAATTTTGGAAGGTGTCTCTAATTTTATGAGGACACTTGAAGATATTCGTAAGTTTCTAAAACCAGCAACTGATGCTTTAGGGTCTGCACTGTATAATGTTACTCTTGCCGGAACTAAAACTTTAGGTGCTCTTACTGGTGCCAATATTGACAAGAACGAAAAGGACCTTGCGGTAGCAATCAATGAACTGGACAAGAAGTTCAGTATTGTCAATGCTTTGATGGCAGGTATTGTGATTGGTGATATATTTTCTGCTGTTGCGGATGGTTTAGATTTATTTGAGAGACCTGGAAAAGGTGGTAAAAGTGCTGGTGGGGGAGGAGGTGGATATGCTTATGATCCCAAGAGAGCTTTAATAAGAAAAAAATATGGAGATTCTTTTGCAAAATTATATGATTTAGAAAGATTAAAAGGATTAAACTCTGAGCAAGCAAGAAAGAATGTTTTAAGTAGATATGTGAATAAAGGAAGAATAACACCTCAAAGAATGATGGGTTCTTTGGGTGGAACAGAAAGTGGCAGTAAACTTTTTGGTAGAGGATTGGGGAGATTACCTACCAGATTAGCAACAAGAGTCTTGGGTAGAGGTGGATTAAGATTAGCTGGAAAAGTATTTGGCAGAATACCTATCATCGGTGGACTGATTGATTTTGTTATTAATCTTGCGATGGGTGAAAAACCAGGAAGAGCAGCAGCAAAAGCAATTGGTGCAACTGTTGGTGCTGGACTTGGAACCTTAATTCCAATTCCTTTTGCTGGTACAATTCTTGGTGGATTTTTAGGTGATTTGTTGGGTGGTGCAGTCTATGATATGTTTGCACCAAAAGATACACAAAAGAAAAAAGGTCCAACAAAGAGGACTGAAAAACCAAAAGGATATTTCTTTGGTGGATTGGTAAGTGGAGTTGGAAATTTCTTTTCTGGAAAATCAACGAGAGTTTCAAAACCATCTTCAGGAACAGGACTTTCTCAAAAATTAGTACAGCAAACTCCAACTTATTCTCCTACGATTAAACCACTTTCAATTAATCCAAATTTAGTAGATAAAATTGGCGCTGAAGTTCTTAAGGGATTTGTTGGTGTAAGTAATGCATTATCTTCTGCACCATTCGTTGGTCCATTTGCTGCTCTTGGTATAAATCTTGCACTTGGAAAAGAAAGATTTAATAAATCAACTGCCCTTTCTATTGCTGCAGGAATAGGAAATCTTCTTGGAAGTCCTTTAGCAGTTGGGATTTATAACTTTTTAAATAAATCTATGTCTGGTCTTGGCAACTTAGTTCAAAAAGTTGTTGGTAAAAATTTTGGGGAGTTTTTATCTGGAATAATTACTCAAATTTTAGGGACAGAACTTTATAAACAAATCTATCCAATGATTGACTTTATTAAGAATATAATGAATATTGCCCAAGAAGAAGCTAGAAGAGAGGCAACGAGACTTGATGGTGGCAATGAATTGGATGCAGCTGATTTAGCAGCAATTAAAGCTTCTGGAGCTGATAAAAAAGCAGCAGCACACTTAGCAACGTTAGAAGCAACCACGCCTCAACACGTTGCTGATGTATTTCAAGTTATTTTGAATAGAGCAAAGGGGCAAAGTGGTGGTATTGCTGCTGTTATTACTGCAAGAGAACAATTCACTCCTTATTCTGCTGCATTGTATGGTGGAAGCCCAGGTGACCCAGCCGCATCGGCAAAGTATGGTAAACTGGGATTAACAAAAAAAGAATTATTTGAACTTGCTGGTAAGACAGATGGACTGGAGCAATTAGTAAAAAGATTTGGTGCGGGTAATGCTTCAGTTGCAGAACAAGTTCTTGCTGATTTTGAAAAAGATGGGACTCTATCTAAGTCATCTAAAAAATTTGTAGGCGGAGCGCAATATTTTTTAGGATATGCTAAAAATACTCCAGATGAGAGAAGAAGACCTGATGGTGGAAACTTCTTTAGAGATGCATATGGCGGTGGCACAATGAAAACCAATTTTAGATCTAAAACATTTGAATTGGAAAAAATGAAAATGGCAAAAATTAAACCATCAAAACCACAATCAATGACAGCAATGTCATATCCAAGAGTTTCTCAATTTGCATCTTATGATAGACCCTCCACAGTAATTCAACCAATTCGTCAAGTTGTTTATGTTCCCATGCCTCAACAACAATCTGGTGGAGTTGTAATGGTTGGTGGTGGTGTAAATAATACAGATTATCAAATTGCAGCAATTAAAGCGGCACTATAATGACAAATCCCGATTTAAAATCAATAAAAGAATCCAAATTTATTAAGTTCTTTGTTAACAAAGGAAGTGGAGTAGAACTATCCAATGGCATATCTGAGATTAGTTATTATGAAAGTATTTTATCCGCATCTACTTCTATGGAAGTGACTTTAATGGATGCTGGTGGTGGTAATATTAATGGTAGACAGACAAACGTTCTTTCTGGATTTTTAAGAGGTGGTGAAGAGATTGAAATTATTTTAGAAGATTCTCAAGAAGTTAAATTAAAACAAAAACTCTATACAAATACAATTCAATCTGGTGATGTAGGAACTCAAAAAATTTCTTTAAATTTATCTTTGTTCCCCAAAGAATATTTGTCTAACGAACAAACGAGAGTTGTTAAAAGATATGACGGTAAAATATCAGAATCGATTAAAAGCATTCTTAAAGATCCTACTATTTTTGCACTGAATGATTCTCAATATGATATTGAAGATTCTGAAAATGTATACAACTTTATTGGTAATGATCGTAAACCTTTATATGTTTTAGATTGGTTATGTTCCAAATCTATTCCAGTAGGTAAAACCGGTTCTTGTGCGGGATTCTTTTTCTTTAATGCAAACGGAAAGTATCAATTTAAATCTGTTGATGGATTGTTGGGACAGACACCAAAGAAAAAATACATCTACACAAATACTCCACCAAGCAAATCGTCCGAATATTCTAAAGGGCAGTATGAAAGAATTCTTCAATATTCAATTGATGAAAATATTAATATTCAAAATAAAATGCAGATAGGAACATATAATACTCGAATATTATATTTTGATCCCTATACATTTAAGGTTGATGCTGTAATTAATTCTGCGATAGAACCTCAAATTACGTCACCCGAAAGAAAATCTGACTCGGATCCTCAGCAAGTCGCAAAATCTTCCCCACAAAAAGGTAATGCAAATAGTGCAGGACAAACTTTAGATTTTATTGAGAGAGAATTCTTAGATCCAAGTAAACCTTGCAGATTAATGTGTGTTGTAAAGGATAATGGAAATCTTCCATCGGGAAAAAATGCCCAAAAACAGTTAGAGAGTTGGAAGCAAAATCCAGTTACAATGAATGATAGAAAGGACTTAACTCTTTTTCAAAGCATTGCGAGATTTAATCAATTATTTTCAAATAAAATTTCTATAACTCTTCCTGGTGATTTTTCCTTACATGCTGGAGATGTTATTTATTGCGAATTTCCAAATCCATCTGCAGGAAATAATCAAGAAAATGCAATTAATAAAGAATTGAGTGGAAATTATTTGATTGCTGACATAAATCAAAATGTTTCAAGACAATATCATTATACTTATTTGAATCTTGTAAGAGATTCTGTTGGTAAAAAAGTTGGTTAAATAGTATTAATTAATTGCTATAAAAAGTAAAAATGGATAGTATTGAAAGTCATATTCGAAAAGATAGGCAACTTCTTTGTGACCCAACAATTTCTCCACAACAACGTCGTCACATTGAAGGTGAATTAAAAGAGTTAGAACTTTATCGTAAAAAACATCCTGAGGATGCCCACGATCCGACTTCATTAGAATTGTATTGTGATGCTCATCCCGATGCATCTGAATGTAAAGTATATGAAGACTGATGCTTGATTCCGGTTTATTATCGAAAAATTTTATAGGAAGAGACGGATTCATCTGGTGGATCGGTCAAGTTCCTGATGCAAAATCTTGGAGTGGTAATTTGCCCACTCTTCCACAAAAAAATCCATCAGAATTGCCCGGATTTAAATATCGTGTAAAAGTTAGAATTCTTGGATATCATACATCAGACTTAAAAAATTTACCTGACGAAGATCTTCCTTGGGCTCTTGTAATGATGCCCACAACATCAGGTTCTGGTAGTGGTTCTAATTACACAACTCCAAGATTTTCTGGTGGTGAGTTTGTATTCGGTTTCTTTTTAGATGGTGACAATGGACAACAACCAGTCATCATTGGAATACTGGGTAATTCCACACAAACATTACTTTCAAAGTCTCTACCTTCTGTTGGATTTAAACCTTTTACTGGACACACGAACGGTAAATCAATTCCACCACACGAATTAAAGACATCAAAACAAATTCAAAAAGATGGAACACCTAATGGACCTCAAGTTCCAACAGGATCTAAAGGTGGAAATCCCAATACAACAATTAGTGCAACGATTCCAAATCCTTCTAACTCACCAAATCCAGAAGGACCTCCTGCGGATATAAGTCGTCAGCACTCTGATGCTCAACAAAAAGATAATAAAGAATATCCACTTGGAAATGCTTGTAAAAAAGATAAGAAGAAAAAAAGTAAAATTAAATCTGCAATTAAAAATTTAATAAGAGCAATCAAAGGAATTCAAAAAAGTTATGATACTTATGTTGCCACTACTGCAAACACAATTTCGAATATAACTTCAGAAATTAGTGAGTGCGCTGGTCTAATCAATGGATATTTGCAAAAATTAATAAATGATTTTAGATCTTGGTTATTTACTGAAATAAATAAAAAATTAAAAAAATTACTTAGTAAAATATCAATTAAGAAACAAACAGAATCTGCTGAACTGCAACAAAAAAC